CTCAAGGCGAAGCGCGCAGTAGTCCGCGAACGCGTTGGCTATGGTGTTGCTGTTGGTCGTATCATCCGCGCCGGTGATGCGGCGCCCCTTCGCAATGAATCTGGCGATTTGGCCCTTGCTCTCCTCGTTGCGCACGCGCAGCTCCACGTTTGCGTCGTGCTTAACCTTCGCGTAACGAGTGGCGGCGATAGAGTAGCGCGCCTGGAAAGGAAGAACGAAGCACGGACGAGTCACGTACTCGTCGATCCACTCCGACTGAGACATGTCCCAGCCTGAGTAGTCCGTGCCCCGCTTCTCGTGGCGAGGGAAGGAGGAGTAAAGCCTGCCGATTTGCGCTCCCGTCTGGGACTTGTTCTGGCCTGGGCTCCAGAAGTGGGCGATGTGGTCAGCTCCGTAGAAAGCACGCGTGAAGGCCTTGGAGAAAGCCCCGCAAAGGACGGACAAGCTTGTTGGCATTGTCATGGTCCAGCGCGGCGTCTTGTTCTCTCCGATGGTTTCCTTCTTCAGAGTTCCCTTCATGGTGGCATCGTCGGGGACGTCAAACGTCTCATTGTCCCAGCGCGTGTTGCGCACGCGCTGCAACTTGCCATCCTGAGCCTCCTTCACCTCGGCGATCTCCATCGGGGCCAGCCGGCCCTTGAAAGGGCTGACGAAGCGCTCGACGAACTCGCTGGCGAACTTGGTGTAATATTCAGGGGGAACCACGTTATTCTCGAAAGCAACCACACGCGACTCGTACGCGGCCTCGCCCGCAGCCTCGTCCAAGATCGCGCGCACCGAGCCGCCCGTAATGGGTGGCATGGCGTGCTCGCCGGAGACTTTGAGGGGGGTGTCGGCCACGTGGTAGCTGGCGAATGCACGGCGTCCGAACAAGGTTGACACGCGATACGCACGGGGCTGAGCCTTCGCCAAAATGGCGATGGCAAGCAGCTCCATCTGATCTTGCGACAAGTCGAACGCGCGGTCCTCGTCAGCCCGAGACTGGATCCAGCCCTTCACGTTGGAAACGGTGAAATAGGGCCGGTCCTTGGCAGCGTTAAGGTTGAGCCAGGTAGTGACGGGTAGCTCCACGGATGACCCGCTGGTGTCACCGATCCACTGCAGAGAAACGACCGTAGAATTGACGCGGTCGTATTGAGCCATCATAAACGAACCGTGCTCCACCGCGAAGTTTTCTCGGATGGGGGGCGAAGCGCGGTCGATGTAGCCGCAAGCACCCATAAGGCGCAAGATGGCTGGAGGAATTGATGTGGTGGCGTGGGGGATGAGAATCTGCAGCTGACGGGTAGGGTCCTTGGAGTGGGGGATGATGGTGTGGGTCTTGTAGTACGTCGTACGGGGGAGAAGCAATGACCATAGGCCACGTGCCGTAGGGTGCTCGGTGATGCGAACCACGTCCTCGAATGTCCACAAGCCAGTAGTATACTTGGCTCCCTGGTGGACGATCTCCGTGAACGTGCCCGACTCATTTGTGTACCACCGACTCTCCGTCGTCTTTCCGGCGAGAGAGTTTGGAATGCGGCGGTACATCATGAGGGGCCTGCCCGCGTGCTTGGTGAAATGAACGCCTTCGCCGTCGTGATCAATCACGTCGACAAAAGTGCTCACACTGAACACGGGGTTGGGCTCGTCATTGCGGGGCGACTGCAAAAAGTCGCCCTCCGAGTACATCGACCACGTTCCCGGCGACCGAGCCCGGTTACCCGAGCTCTGGACGTCGAAACGCGCGGCCGACACATTGTTGGTGGCATCCCACAGCGGCTCAGCATCGTCGCGACCGACGGCCGCGACTGCAAGCAACTGGGCGAGGCGGTTCATGTTGTTCTCCGTCTCGCGCCGGTTGTCGGCGAGCATAGAATGGCCGTGGTGGGCCTTGGTGGTGGTGTTCTCCGTGTACGTGTAGTCCCAACGAAAGTTGCGGGCTGCCGAGGACATTGC